ATTCAGCAGTAGATTGGTATATATTATGAATATCTTCTTCTTTACTATCTAGTGAATCTGAATTTTCAAAGACAACAAAATCATTAAATGATTCATTAAAAACATTCATATTATTTTGTGATATTGTCCACCTATCTCTACGAATAGATTCTGCCATCATTCTAGATAGATGTGAATTTCTTTCTCTACTTACTTCATCTGAAGTATGGACAAATATCATCATTGTCTCATAACCAAGTTCTTCTAATTCTTCTTTAATATAAGATATCTTTTCTAAATCATCTGCTGGACCATTAATGATAAGAGGTCCACGATTACGAATCGATTCTCTTCTGTAATCATTTGATTTTTCAGACAATTTCTGCTTATCACCAAGATACTGAATTGCTTGAGAATAGTTTAATTCAACTGATTTCTGCTCAGGTATTGCCTCTCTAATGAGAATATCTTTACCCGATCCTGGTCCACCAGTTACAAAAATAGCCTTGAACATGCCATGATTAACATCTTCATGTAATCCCATGCCATGTCTAGTATCCTTCATCAACTCTCTTGCATGATTATCTGAAACATGTTCTGGAACACCTTGTCTAAATGATGAGAAATCATTATTCTTAGCATGTTCTCTCATCTTAGTAGCAGACATACCTTCTGCGCCTTCAGAATCTGGATCTCTTTGACCAGCAGATACAACTTCTATTTTCTTAAAATTATAGTGACCATGTGGTCCTTTAACACCATTATACTTATGCAATAATGATTGATATTCTTTGACTCTATCTGATCCTGCAACTACCTTTAAGTGATCATAACCAGCTTCATGCATTTTTGCTGCTGCGTGAAATATTGTTGGATGCTCAGATGTAGATGCTTCAAAATGTGTACCAGGAGAATATATTTTTAGATGCTTAATTTTTTGTTTTGCAGATAATGGATTCTTTTTAGTGTCTTGTGAGTGTGATACAAACACATGATGAGGAGCATCACTATGATCAGCAACAGCACGAACTTTATCAATCAACTTCATATGACCTGTTGTTGGAGGATTAAATCGTCCAAAAGATATAACCACAGGATTATGAGTTTTAGAATCTTCTTCTAAAATTTCTAGAAATGATTTCATTTTTATTTTTTAATCTCCAGACGTTTGTCCAGATCCTTTTATCGAACTCATTGGATCACTTCCTGTACTGAATTTTAAAGCATGTCTCGCAAAAGTTTTACCCTTATATCTAAAATGAATAGAAGAGCCACTATGATGAACTTCAATATTATGAGCATCATTAAAAATATGTTCGTGATGCTGAGAAGGATCCATGGAATGGTGTTTAAATTCACCTTTTGATGCATAAGTTGTATGTCTAATATGATTATGACCTTCTTTTTGCATAGGAGTTTTATGTGCGTGAATTACGTTTCTAATGTGATCCACTAATTTATCTTTTGGTACACTATTTAAATGCTCATGAAGATGTTTTGCAACTTTATCTAAAGTTTCTTTATTTTTAGCTTGCACGTAGTTTTTCATTCTTGTATTATTTTTCATCATTTCTTTTCTTTGTTTTGCATTTGTTGCATGTGTTCCAATTTTTGGAAACTTTTTAAGAATATCTCTTCTGTGATCATCTAATATTTGAGCAGCCTTTGGTCCAGCAGCTTTTATTCCTAAATTTGAAGTAGGAACATGATGAGATGAAGAGTCCGTTACTTTTAAACTAATTCCGTGATGTTTAATTTCCATGATTTACCTACTATTTTTTATGTGTTGTTATTACTAAGTCTGAAGGATCTTCTTTTTGTGTAGACTTAATACCTGTTGATCTTAAAATATCATTTGGTTGAGATGTCCAATGAACATCGTGAATTTTATGTCCATCTACTTCAACTTGTTTTCTAATGTGATCTGCGGCAGATTTAGCTCTTGCATTTATTTTTTTATAATCATTTGGATGTACAGTTTTTTGTAATCTATCATGTGCTTCTTGTGGACTATCTCCATTTTTATCAGGATGTTTAGTCATATGATTCTTACCCAAAAGATGATATCCAACTAATAATTCGTGTAACTTACCTTTAGTGTCAGATGAAACTTTTCCTTCAACAGGTTGTTTTACTGCTTCATTTAAATCATCCAATAATTCGTCATCAGAATCATCGAAATGTTCTTGCATCTGTTCTAATTCTTTTTCATCATCTGCCCTTAACTGCTTTAAAATTTTATCAATTTGGTCATCTGTCAATTTAGATTCGTCTAATAATCCAGCTCTTTCTAACCAGATTCTTTTCTGTATCGATGTCATTTTGTTTTTTCCTTTTTTAACAATTCTCCTCTAGCAAAGTTAGCTTTAGCAAACTCTTGACGATTTACTAACTTTGTAGGTTCTCCGTTATGATTAACAACAAATCCTTCTGGCTTACTTCTTTTACCATTAATATGATGATCTAAACCACCTTCATGCTGTTCTAAATTTTTAACTAATATATCTTTTGCTTTCTGAATATGGTCATGCATTTTTAATAGATTATCATAATGTTCTTTATTATCATCTATATTACTTATATGCGTATTCATCTCAGCAGTTTTACGAGATTGTGCAGCAGGAGTTTTTAATTTACTAATTGCTTTCTTATATTGGCCTTCAATATGTTTTTTCAAACCTTTTGAACTTGGTTCTTCACCAGTTCTGACAGTGGAATTTATATATGTTGTTAAATGTCCAGCATGTCCTTGATGCATTTTTGTTCCTGCATACATTTGTTTGCCGTGTTCATCATGAATTTTTCTGGCTTCTGCCATATGCTCATTGAATTTTTTCTGATCATCTTCAGAATAATGAATTTGTTTAGTGTCATGTTCTGCTGATTTTGTCCAAACATCAGGATGTTGCTTAAAATTATGTGTATCTGGATGAGAATCGGCACGCATGTTTTCCATACCGGGATGTTCCGGATTCTCGTGATACTGCTGATGTACGACTACACCTAACTTAGCAGCACGAACTTTATTAGCTTCATCACCTTTTGCAGTATATGTAATTGTATTAGGTGTGAATGACACACCTTTCTTAGATTCTTTCTTATCACCCTCGGAGAACATTAAGTCTCCTTGATATACACCTGATTTGGGCGCAGTCTTAGGTAAATGATTTAATGCTGAATGAAGTTTTTCTGCTAATCCTGGAGCATGACCATGATTCTTATCAATATCTTTATGTGTATAGTTTATCTTTGGATTTTTATTAAATGCTGATTTACTAGCAACAAAGAATTTACCAGTTTCTGGATGATGACCAAAAACTACAGCGGGTGATCCATCATATTTCATCGTTAGTGCAGAACTTTTACCACCAGACTTCATATGTTGGTGAGCTTGCATTAAAGCGTTATATGCGTGTGTAAATCCTTTATGTCCATCAAGTAAAGGTCTTTCTTCAGCATGTGAGATATGCTTAAGTTTGCCATCACCCTCTTCGGCTTCTTCTTTTAAGAATTGTAAGAAAGACTGCATTGATTATTTTTCTCCAGACGTGCAACACACTATGGTTGCCAATTTTCATCGTTACAGTCTTATTTATATAACTTTGATGTTTTCACTTTTTATTTGTGAAAATGTTCAAACAAATACATAGTGATCAACAATTATTTCTTTTCACCAACTATCATGAAAGAATCGTTCAAGTCTCTTTCCGATACAAAAATATTAATATATCCACGATCTGTCATATAATCTTTAATAATATTTGATGTTAGTACATGAATATGTTTGCGATTATTCCATGGTCTCCAGTACTCTTGATTATAATGTGGCAAATACAAAAACAGAACACCGCCAACATTTAATTTTGATGTCCAATAATCTAATGCTTTTACCCAATCTGGTAAATGTTCTAGACAATGACTAGAATAGATATAATCTAAATTCTCATAGGTGAAATTATATGCATCATTTCCATCATTGAAGTTTAAATCAATTCCAGTAGCACCGGGGAATGCCCACTCTTTTCTATTACATCCTATGTCTACTCCATTTCCTTTACAGAAATGTTTTGCAAATGGAATAGCAAATTGAGATGCATTTCCTTCATCTTGAAATTTTGGATATTTCTTATCTTTAAATTGGATAGTATTGATCAATTTTTGATACCTCAAAGTCAC